GTCAAAAACCCCCCCCCTGAGGTTCAACAAATGGCCCCTGACCTGCACGAACAGAGGGGTTGAGCAGCGCCTACGCACAGAGCGGAGGGCCTCGCAACTCTCAAGCCTCGTCCGTCCTGCATAGTTATGCGGTCCGACCTGCGACAACGTGGGAGCACGACGGCGCGCGGCTACGGGAACGACCACCAGCGCTTGCGCAAGTGGTGGGCGCCTCAAGTAGCCCGAGGAGAGGTTGCGTGCAGACGTTGTGGATACCTCATCCGACCTGGCCAACACTGGGACCTCGGTCATGACGACCGAGACAGGTCCATCCCAGCCCACCCCGAGCACCGGGGAGAGAACCGGGCCACCTCAGGTCGCAAAAAGGTCCAGCTCCGACGCATCCGACCTGGATTCCACTCCTCGAAGTGGTGAGCTCGTCGCGGCGGTCAAGCGGGACATCGCCAAACTCCCTGATGACGTGGCCAACGGTGGCTATGCTGCTCTAGCGGTCGCCCTTGCACGCGAACTGGACAATCCCAACTCGGCCACCTCTAAATCCATGTGCGGACGGGCTCTGCTCGACACGCTGAATCGGCTCACAGAGTTGACGCCGGTGAAGACGGGGGAGACCCAACTCGATGAGCTTGCGCGCCGACGAACAGAACGACTGGCGAGGGAGTCGGCAGCCGCGCATTAGGTCTGTCCCGGCCTATTCCTCGAGCGCCGGCGTCGATGCGATCGAGCTGGCTGCGATGGCCGGTCTGTATCTCGACGGTTGGCAACAGGACACCCTGACGGACGGCCTCGGCGAGCGCCCAGAGTGGCAATGCTCGGAGTGCATCTACCGCACGGCGGCCGGGATGCCCACGCCATGCTCGGATCACCCCAAACAGTTGATTCACCCGTGGAGTGCCCCGACAGTCGCCATCGTGGGGCCACGCCAGAACGGCATCCTCGAGGCCCGCGAACTAGCCGGCCTGTATCTCCTGGGCGAGCGAGTGATCGTCCACTCCGCCCACCTGCAACGGACGGCGTCTGCCCAGTTCAAGCGCCTCTTGGCGTTAATAAAGAGTGCTCCTGACCTGGAAAACCTCATGCGCCGCCCGATCTACGGGAAAGGCTCAGAGGCAATCGAGATGAAGTCGGGCCAGATCATCTACTTTATGACCAGGACGAGCGGCGGCACCCGAGGCGAGAGTATCGATCTCATCGTGTTCGACGAGGCGTACCAGTTGCCTGAGTCGGCCATCTCTGCAATGGTCCCGACACTCTCAGCGCGACCGAACACTCAGACGTGGTACACGTCCTCGGCCGTTGACCAGCAGAAATACGAGCACGGTCACGCACTCACCCGCCAGCGGGAACGCGGACGCGCCGGCAAACCCGATATTGCCTACTTCGAGTGGTCGGTGGAGGGAGATGACCCGGCGCGAGTGCCGGATGCGGTGGCATCAGATCCGGCCTACTGGGCGCAGGCCAATCCTGGCCTCGGCATTCGTCTGACCGTGGAAAAGACTCAGGGCGAGTACGACGGTGGGATGGGCCGCCGAGAGTTCATCGTCGAACGGCTCGGCGTCGGCGACTGGCCGGCGACCAACGGCTCCGCCAGGGTCATCGACGTTGCACAATGGCAGGCCTGCCAGGTCGAGGAGTTCGACAACCTCGAGGGTCGCCCCTGCTTCGCCTTCGATGTCACACCTGATCGTTCCTGGGCCTCCATCGCCGTCGCCGGCAAGCACGCTGGCGTGCCCTTCATCGACATCATCGACCACGACGAGGGCACAGCCTGGGTAGCGCCCCGGCTCGCCGCGCTCAAGGCGACCCACCGCCCGTTCATGTTCCTCTGTGATGCGGCCGGCCCGGCCGGTTCCCTGCTCCCGGAGTTAGATGCCCTCGGCATCAAGGAGTGGGACCGCAAGAGGTCGCCTCATGGCGTCCGCTGCGTGTCCATGCGGGAGTACGGCCAGGCCTGCGGCATGTTCTACGACGCCGTCATGGCCGGCAAGCTGGAGCACCTCGGCACCGAAGTCCTGGACGAAGCACTCGACGGAGCAGCTAAGCGTCCCCTCGGCGACGCCTGGGCGTGGGACCGGCGCAAGTCGTCCTCGGCAGACATCTCCCCGCTCGTCGCCTGCACGCTCGCCCTGTTCGGCAATGCGCACAGACCGGCACCGGCGCACTTCACCAGCCTCTCGGCAGCCCTCGCCGCCACCTAGGAGCCCACATGGCCGGTTGCGCCGTCAAGACCATCGCGGCCAAGAAGGGCCTCGTCTCTAAGACGAAGTCCTCCGCAGGCCACGGTCGCTCGACCCGGAAGGCGCGTTCGGCCCGCAAGGTCACAGCCGGGTCCAAGCGGACGACCAAAGCCCTCCGCTCGACGCGGATCAAGTCGTCGACGGCCAAGACGAAGGCGACCGCCCAGCACGGGCGTAGCTCAGTGAAGTCCACGTCAAAGGCGTCTGCTCCACACAAAACCGTCCACGCCTCGTCAGCCCGCCCGAAGTCGCAGGCGATGAGCACGAAGGCGACGAAGGCGACGCGGACCACGAAGGCGACGGTCAAGTCAGCTTCGTCGACGAGGCGCGCTGTCAGTCCAAAGCCCGTCTGTGTGTCGTGGGCGTACCGGTCGCGATGAATCGCCGCCAGGGACCAACAACGCCGCAGCAGATCCCTGCGTGGCTCACAGCGCGGGTCAAGCAGTCCATCACCGTGCACAAGCTCGACGGGATGACGCTTTCGGGCGTCCTCGAACATGCCGACGTCGACGGGGTAACTCTCCGTGCGGTCGTGCTGCGCGAGGCCAACAACGTATCGACTCCGCTTGCCGGCGAGGTGTGGATTCCCCGCGAGCAGGTGTCGTTCGCCCAGCTATCGGGCTGAGAGGCGGCGACGTGCAACTTCTCACACGGGACGGCAAGCAGGTCGAGTACAGGACCGCCGGCCCAAGCGGGACGCTCCCTTGGGGCAACAGCGTTCCGCCCACGAACGGCCAGCTCGGCGGCACCAACACGGGCCAGCAGGTCAACGAGAAGCGAGCCTTGCAGGTCACAGCGGTCTACGGGTCGGTCGGCATCATCGCCGACTCCACCTCGACCCTGCCGGCGAAGGAATACTCCGGGATCGGCGACCCCGAGGACGAGCTCGTCCCTCTCCGTGCTGCCAGTCCGCTCGTCACAGAGCCGTACAGCGAGATCGACCGGATGGACTTCGTCTGTGGCTTCGCTGCGTCGCTGGCGCTGCGGGGCAACTGGTACGGCCTGATAATCAGCCGGGATCCAGCGACGCTCTGTGCCACTCAGATCATGCCGATCCACCCGGACAACGTCAGGGTGCGCCGGCTGACCTCTGGACCGAACGCTGGCCAGGTCGAGTACCGCTTCAACGGCCAGGTCGTCCCTAACCGCGACGTGGTGCACGAGCGCAACGTCATGCTCCCCGGCCACATCGAAGGTCTCAACCCGATCGCCTGCCTGCGCAACGAGCTCGGCAAGGCTCTCGCCATCGACTCCTACGGGGCCGGGTGGTTCGCCAACTCGGCCATGCCGTCCGGCGTCATCGAGGTCGAAGGCGACTTAAGCCCTGACGAGACGCTCGACATGGCGCGCGAGTGGAACGCCGACCACCAAGGCACCGCCGCCACTGCTCTCGTCGGAATCCTGACCGGCGGGGCGAAGTTCTCCCCGATCTCGATCAACCCGGAAGACAGCCAATTCCTCGAGTCGGCCCAGTACAGCGCGGGCGTCATCAGCGGCATGATCTTCCGAGTCCCGCCCCACATGATCGGCATCGTCGACCGGACGACCTCCTGGGGCTGCCTCCCTGGTGAGACGCTAGTTTTCACTACGGCAGGCCCGAAACCCATCGCTGAAATCGCAGAGGGCGAAGAGGTCTGGTCGCTCGGCGAGCGTGGGATGGAGCCACAGAAGGTCGTCGGGAAGGTGGCGACGGGTTACAAGCCCCTCATCACCTTCGAGACCTCGGCTCGTACCATCCGCGCCACCTCGAATCACCACATGCTGGTGCGTCGGTACGAAGGACGCGCCGACGGTCGTCGTAAGGGCGAGTGTGGCTGGGTGGACCTGTTGGTTGACGCCAGTGATGTCCAGGTCGGCGACTACTTCATGGTCCCTCACGGTTTCGCCGACGGGGATCGTACGATGGCTCCAAACGGCCGCACCCTGACGGTCGGGCTGATGGAGTTGCTAGGGCTGTACGTCGGCGATGGTTGCCGCGGTGGTCAACACAACAACCAGGTCATCATCTGCCACGGTCACGACCGCGACGCCGACCACATGGAGTACTACCGCCAGGTCATCCACGATGAGCTGGGCGTACGCGTTCATGTTGACAAGAGCGGCACGCAGACAAGGTTCAGCTCAGCCGAGTTCGTGGACCTCCTGGAGACTGGATTCGCTGGCAAAGCGCTCACGAAGCGCGTGCCAGGGTGGATGTTCCGGCTCACGCCTGAGTTGCAGCGTGCGTTCCTCCGCGGGTATCTCGACGCCGACGGCTCTGTCCAGCGAGGCAAGGTCATCTACTCATCGGCGAACAAGCCCCTGTTGGAGGACGT